ACATTTTGATTCGGTTGTTGTATGTGCCAATTCTGCCAAATATGTACCAGGAAAATATGATAGCAACCCATCCCCGCCAAATAATGTAATGACAGACCAATGGGAAAATCAAAAAGTTAAAGATTTAAAATTACCTATAGAAAAATGGGCATTTGTTTGTTGCAATGCATCTGTCCCTGCTTCTACAAAAATTAACAATCTTTTAAAAGATTATCCTTATATTGAAGGGTTTATTATGGATTTTGAAGATCCGAAATCAGTGACTGCTTTCTCAACAGAATTTAAAAAACTCAAAAAAAAATATAAGTTTGGACTGATTGGGTTTCAAGGAAATTTAGATGGATGGAAAAGTTGGGCATCTCAACATGGCGGGCTATCATTTGATTACTATTTTAATGAATTATATACTGAAGGTATGTATGAGGGTGAAACTACATCATTTTATAATACTGGAAAAGATGCGACTTCTCCTAGCAATGCAGTGTGTCCACTTAATGATAAAGCTAGTATAAATAAATTTTGGAAGAGTGCTAGTAAGAGTTGTAATGGTACAACTACTATTCCTACTGTTTGCGGATCAGGGAATTGTCAAGAAGTAATATATGGAACAATAAACGATGTTGGTACAAAAAACAATATAAAATATGAATGTTTTGATGAACGCTTATCTGGTAAATTTATAATGGATCTAGTAGATGGTAAAACACAAGATGTGGCTGGTGGAAATTTTGCAATTTGGTATGGTACGGGTCAAGCCAAACCCGGAAGTACAACTGACAAGAAAGGCAAAGTAATTTACAATCCGGTATCTTGTAAACCAACATCAACCGGCGACTGGGGGTGCGCCGTTCCTCCTAGTTGGAATTAGTTTGTGCTACACAAATTCTCTAGATTTGCTATATTAATATGAGGTAAACCAGGATGAGCTTCCCAAAAATATTTACAAAACGCCCAATGCATTTCACAATCCAAGGGATAGTTACTTTTGTACTTTTCTAATAAAACTTTTTCTATTTCTGATGGTAAAAGCTTTAAACTAGGTCGAGGCAACACATAAGATAATTGTACCAACTGCGAAACATTTTTATGATCATTTTTAGGTATCATAACCGTATTCCATCTTGGTATAAATTGTAGCAAATGTTTCCATAAAGGCGGATAGTGATATTTATAAGACCATCTCCAGTCTAAGCACCCTGTTGTATAATAATTCATCACCCACTCCAATCCTTCCATATAATTATTACAAATTTCTTGCAGAAATGGTCTATTCAAATCCATGTTGAATAGTTTCTTATAATAGCGATTCTCCCAATGATAGTTGTGAGGATCTATAAATTTCTCTACAGCCCGGCGCTTTGTAGGAATTGCATCCAACTTTTTCATTTTCTCATCAATATCCGTTGAAGGGTAAAATCGTTTCTCCCACTTATTTCTAATTTTATATTCCGATTTTAAATTTTCTAATTCATGATTTGTCAAATATTCGACCAATGTATAAACATTATTCCAAAAAATAGTTTTTCCATTTGTTAGATTTTTTTTTGTTTTCCCAATAGTATTTCTATACGCAGCTGTTAATATATTAATACCACCAGTTCTAATGTTTACCGACGGGAAATGAGGCAAAAAATCATTGCCTAAGAAGAAGCATAAAAATATGTAATCATATAATCTATTATACTTTTCTTTGCTATCAATCTTGCCGTAACCATTCATGTCTTGTAATATTACATTTGCTAGTTCAGGAATATCCAAAAAATATGCCTCATTTGGTTCCAAATCGGAATTGATTGACTTTATAAACTCAGGAGTTTCCCTGTATAAATATATGTGTTTTGATATTGGGAGATGATTCAAACAAAGCATGATAAGATCTGCATCTAACCCATAAACCAATGTATTTGTCTTTTCGTGATACTTAGGTCTATCTCGAATATACTGGAATATTTTATGTTCTCCTTCACCCGGTTCCTGAGATGTTGATACTATTATCTGGTTAGCACCATAACTTTTTTCTTTATTTATGTAATGACCAGTTATTCCCTCTCCCAACTTCTTCATAAATTTTGTACCAGGCGTAATTGCGGTTTTATCCCAGACCTTGTCTGTTGTTGGATCCAGTTTAGATCTAATATCGTTTAGTAAATAAGATTTATACCTCCTCGTTCGTTGTTGTTCCAATTTCGCAACGGGTGCAACTCCATCAAAAGCTATAAATACAACACCAGTTGGCTTAATAAAATGCAGATATTCATCTAATTTATTGATTACACCCTGTATTAGCAACTCTTCAAATGTGTCGTCGTTTCCGGTGTATTCTTTTGAAATTATCCTTAATGTATCATAGATAATAGAATTACTATCAAGATAAATATTATTAATAGACTTCAACTTATCAAGTCTTTTAATAATTTCAGAGTGGTTTTTAACAATATGTGAAAAATAACTAGGTATACCCATTTTTCTACTTTATTGTTTTATTTTTAAACCATTTGCAATTAATATATTAACGATATCTTCAAGCATGTAGTGTATAAAAACAGATTAAAATCTCATATTTATATGAGAGGTGACAAATCGATGTTTATTTGTATTAAAATTAAATCTATAATTTAAAATCGCTATATTTATTATATTATATGTTGAAAAATGAGAAGATTAAGGCGAATCCATTAAAAAAAACTGAAAAATCTAACACTATTAAATTTTGTAGGAAAAAAATTATTGCATTTCAACAGATGATAACAAAGACCATATTAGCTGTGCAAAAATATAAGATAATGGATATTGTTGGTGCCAGTGATATGAATACATGTATTCAAAATTTAGAAGTTTTGTATAAGGATCTAGATAATGTTAATATCAGAATAAACAACCCATCTAAAAAAGATTTTGATGATACTATAACAAACCTACAAAAAATTAATAATGAGTTGTCAGCTATTTTTCGAACAACTGGTACCAATAGCATCGAAGATCTTATTGTAGTAGCAATGGGTAACGATTTTTTAAAAAAACTAAAAACTGATGAGACAGGAATTTTTGAAGTAATATTGGAATATGTTCATCCTATTAGTTATAAAGTTATGGCATGGCGCGAGGAGGATAAAAAAAAGAAGTCTAAAACACTTGCGAAAAACAGAATTGTTGAAGACTTTATGATAGTGGAAACAGCAAATAATTTTGATTGTTTTGACCTTGCAAGAACTAGCAAGGAATTTCAAAAGAAAGTATATGGTATTAAAATTGCAATCCAGAATGAAGTAGAAAGGAAAACCCTTATTATTTCAGGTGTTATAGATGATATGTTGATTGAATGTACCAACCACAACTTTATAAAAAGTAAAATGGAGAGATTAAGTAGCAAAAAACCGGAAGAACCAGACTTTCAAGGAGAAGACTTCAATAGATTTCTGGAAGCGTTAACTGTAAAGGAACTGTTAATCTATTCAGACAATGAATTATATCAACGTTTCGTGGGATATTTAAATCAAACAAATTTAATCAAGCAAAAACCTATTTCACAAAATGTAAAAGAATTTATTGGATCTGAACTTTATGGACAAAGACGTACTCTTATTCAACTATTAATGAAACATAACGATCCAGAGTTTCAATATTTAGCATATCTTTTATATGATTTACTTTCAAACGATAGCAACGGTTCGTTAGATACGATTGAACAGACTGTTTTATTTGATAGTTTGCCTTGGAATATCAAAAAATATTTCAGAGACGCCATGAAAACAACTATTAATTATACCAATACATTATCACAATTTGATAATAGTAAAATTCCTATTGAACAACAAATATGTTTATTGAAAGCACCCGATGCTGTCAAAGAAAAAGCAATGCTTAAATTAAAAGAGGTGAAAGCTAAGTCGGAAGATTCGGGGTCTAAAGCTAGACAATACTTGGAAGGATTATTAAAAATACCTTTCGGCGTATATCGTAAAGAACCCGTTTTATCGTTGATGGACGGTGTAAAATCTAAATTTGATTTATGTGTTAATAAAATTAAAGAAAATAATATCAAAGTAAATATCCCTACTACTAAACCATACAGTAGTCTTGAAATTACAAAATACTTTCCAACAATTGAAAAAAAAGCTATAAAGGAGTTAAAAAAGAGAAATATCAAAAAATTATTGAAATTGTTTAATAGTGGGAAACGAGATACATTAGTAGCTAATACTTGTTTTATTAATAGCGTAATTAAGAAATTAGAGATGAAATCTCAAAGATTATGTCATTCTGGTAAAAAAAATTCTTATATGAAAAAAAATATAGAAATGTTTATTGAATCCAATAAACATGATATTAATGTCATTCAATCTCTCCAACATCGTTTTCCAAAGGTATTTAATCTACCTCTTTGTAAGGAATTAACATCTGAAATTTCAGAAATTCGTAAGGATCTCAGCTCTGTCAATAAAGTAATTACTGATGTCAAATTACAACTTGAAGAAGCTGTTCACGGACACGATAATGCAAAAAGGCAATTGCAACGCATCATTGGTCAATGGTTAAATGGTGAGCAAAAGGGATATTGTTTTGGATTTGAAGGTCCTCCTGGTGTCGGGAAAACATCTTTAGCGAAGAAAGGATTGGCCGAATGTTTGAAAGATGAAAATGGAGTAGTTCGACCATTTGCATTCATCCCTATCGGTGGATCCAGTAACGGGAGTACTCTTAGTGGTCACAATTACACATATGTTGGTTCCACTTGGGGTAGAATTGTAGATATTCTTATGGAGAAAAAAGTGATGAATCCAATTATTTTTATAGATGAATTAGACAAAGTATCCAGATCAGAACATGGTAAAGAAATTATTGGGATTTTAACTCATTTAGTAGATGAAACGCAAAATGAATCATTTCAAGATAAATATTTTACTGGTATAGATTTAGATTTAAGTAAAGCCCTTTTCATATTTTCATACAACGAACCAGGTCTCATTGATAAAATTTTACTAGATAGAATTCATAGGGTGAAATTTGAAAATTTATCATTAGAAGATAAAATTGTCATTACTAAAAAATATTTGTTGCCCGAAATTTATAAAAAATTAGGATTAAACGAATGCATCGTGTTTAGCGATGATATTATAACATTTATCGTAGAATCTTACACATACGAACCAGGTGTAAGAAAGTTGAAAGAGATACTATTTGAAATTATAAGTGAGGTTAATTTGGAAATTCTCCAAATGAATAATATTGAAATTCCATTAATAATGACAAAAGATGTTATCAAAAATAAATATTTGAAAGAAAGACACGAAATTACATTTACAAAAATCCATTCTACTCCCAGTTCTGGCATTGTTACCGGATTATGGGCTAATTCTTTAGGAAAAGGAGGTATTATTCCGATCGAAAGTATATATTATCCATCCACAAATCCTCTCGATTTCAAATTGACGGGAATGCAAGGAGATGTTATGAAAGAGTCCATGAATGTTGCAAAATCTTTAGCATGGAAATTAACACCTCAAAAAACAAAAACTAAACTATTAAAGCATTTTGCGGAAACTAAATTACAAGGCGTTCATATTCACTGTCCAGAAGGAGCCACGCCAAAAGATGGACCATCTGCCGGTACCGCAATCACTGTCGCTATTTATAGTTTATTTAATAAAAAGAAAGTTAAGAATACAATAGCTTTGACGGGTGAAATGAATCTTCAAGGTAGAGTAACGATGATTGGTGGACTGAAATTGAAAATATTGGGCGGAATTAAAGCGGGGGTAAAAGAATTTATTTATCCAAAAGAAAATCAAAAAGATTTTGATAAATTTATGGACAAATATGCTAACAAACCAGTAATTGAAGGTATCAAATTTCATCCGGTTGAAACTATACAAGAGGTTTTTAAATTAGTCTTTTTATAATAAAAATGTACTTTAAATATATACAATGCCATTAGCATTCAATCCTATGTCATATATTAGATTTTATGTTTTATTATCTCCTATTATACTCCCAACTATGGCTGTCTTTGGCTCTTTATACGAGGGAAATATCAAAGGGTTACTATATGTACTTGGTTTAACATTAAGCATGGCGTTTGGCGCGATGATTTCTCCCATAGTAGGCGCTTATGTTCCCCATGTTGGCGTCGTTGGAGGAAACGGAGCGCCTGGAACTCCAAATGAAGCATTCAAAACTGATATTGATCCAGCGTGCAACTTGATAGGTAACGGCACTCAAGGGTGGGGTACAATGTTTTCAATGCCAGGTCCACACGCCTTGTTATTGTCATTCACTATGACATACGTCCTTTTTCCAATGTTTATATACGGAAATGTTAATCTAGGAGTCATCGCTGGTCTTTTAGCTTTGGGAATATTAAGCGCTATAATCCGTACTACCTTTCCAATGAACTGCGTAGGTTTAGTAGATGTCATGGCGGGATGGGGTACAGGAGTTATTTTAGGGAGTTTATGGTTCTTTCTTATTAATGGACTTGCATCAAACCCCAATAATGCAGTATATTTTGCATCATCTAAAAGCGATAAACAAGAATGCAAACTTGAAAAGAAAGCATTTAGATGCAAAAGCAAACAAAGGGCTAAATAATTTATAGGTTTAATTAAAATCCATAAATTATTCTTCGATCATAGCATCACCACAACAAACCGTTTTGAAAATTTTAGATGTTACTAGATATGGATCCATATTCGAAGCGGGTCTTCTATCTTCAAAATATCCACATTTATTCGTAATAGTATCATATCCGACTCTCACGGATGCACCTCGATCTACCGGTCTAGTTAAATCAAAACTAAACTTATCATATTTTGCTGTTTCATAAAGACCAGACATCCTTTTATCATTATCTTTTCCATATACTTTCATATGATCTCCATGTTTATTACGTAATTTTTCAATAGCTTCATAAATGTCATTCAATCCACCAGCTGACCGCATTCTTTGTGTACTAAAATTAGTATGACACCCGCTACCATTTATATCTTTAAAAGGTTTGGGACTCCAATCTATTCGAACGCGATGCTTTTCACTTAATCTCTCCATAATCCACCTAGAAATCCACATTTGATCTGCAGAATCTATACCTTCGCACGGTCCAATTTGATATTCCCATTGACAAGGCGCTACCTCGGCATTTATCCCACTAACAGTTAATCCCGCTTTTATACACAGTTGCATATGTTCCTCCGCTACCTCTCTAAAATAAGCATTCTTGGAACCTACACTGCAATAAAATTGTCCTTGAGTGCGACCACAGAGCGGAGAACTACTACCATTACCGGATAATATAAAATACTCTTGTTCAATACCAAACCACGGATGTTCATCAATACCAACATGCGCGTTTGGGAAATCAAATATTTCAACCGCTTTATTTCTTGTATTAGAAGGCAATGGAACATTATCTTTATCAAATGTCTCACATAAAAGAAGATACCCACTTTCTAAAAATGGGTTAGTATATATTGCAACTGGTTTAATCTTTAATTCTGAGTTTAATCCCTCAGCCTGCGCCGTTGAACTTCCATCATAATTCCAATCAGGCCAATCTGCTGGACTTGAACTTGGATTGAATTCGTTATTTAAAACTCTAGTTTTTGAACGTAGTTCATTATTTCCACCTAACCATATGTATTCAACTATTATCGGCATTATACCATTGAAATAATAATATCTTTAATATAATTATATTAGAATGTTATTAATAAAATTGGTGCCAATTTGATTTAAACCAACCAGCTACATGTCGCCCTATTCTTTTTCTAGTCATCTCGGTAGACGTAATTCCGGCTTGTATGGTCCCATTATATCGCTTTACAAAAAATATCAAAAAATTATTAAGTATAATACCCATATTGCGATTTTTATGATAAAAAAGAAATTTGTGATCATATAACGGCTTTCCCAAACGTTTATTTACCCTGTTATGGAAAACATATAACATTGCTCGAAATTCTTTTTTATTAGGAACGCTATTAACATTAACTGTACTCATAAAAGCCGTAGCATGGCGGGCGCAATCTGGACAGGGCAAATTATGACATATTTTTTTTATCATGTCTAAAACCATGTATCTATTTGCTTTATAAAAGTCTGGGTTGATTTTTTCAGCCAGACTATGAAAAAACATCCAAGTAGTTTTCCCCCATAATAACTTTTTTTCCTTGTTTGACATTATATATAAAATATATAAAGAGTTTTCAAGAATTAAATGTAATAATGATTGCAAGTACTGATGATTTTAATGCACAATTATTATTATTATTGTGTGAATCAGATAATAATAAAGATGATGAAAAACAAACGTGCTTAATTAGTGGAGAAGATCTACAAGATGATCATATTACATTAAAATGTAAACATAAATTTAATTATGCACCACTTGTTAATGAACTAATTAATCAAAAACAATATACACAACTAGAAATTATCAGTTTAAAACAATATGAAGTCAAATGTCCATATTGTAGGAATATTCAACAGGGGGTAATACCGTATAATGAGAAGTATAATAATATAGATAAAATTAGCGGTGTTAACTGGCCTCCTTCCAAATTATATAAAGGCAATACTTGTTCTGCCATTTTAAAGTCGGGGAAAAGAAAGGGATTAGAATGCGGTAAAGCTTGTTCCGGTATATATTGCCCTAGGCATATTCCTAAAGCAAATATTATAGAAAAAGCTTATGTTTGTTGTAGCGTTAAATTAAAATCTGGAAAAAGAAAGGGAGAATTATGTGGAGCTAAATGTAATGGAGAAGAGTGTATTAAATATAAAATGTGTAGAAGACATTTAAAATATGAAAAAGCCAGAATAGCAAAAATGAATTCCAATTTGCAAGAAAATATAGTTATTTCTAATTAAAATTTTAACAAATAAAGGTAATAAAAAAGTAAATAAATATTATATAATGAATAAAGACGAAGTTTTGGGTGTTGTAAAACATTGGATTACGCTAGATGATGAAATTAAACAATTGCAAAAGTTGATAAGAGAAAAAAAAAGTATTAAAAAACAAGCAACCGAATCTTTAGTGGAGACAATGAAATCAAATGAAATAGACTGTTTTGAGATCGGACAAGGTAGTTCTTTAGTCTACACTCGTCATAAAAGTAAAAAAGCATTATCTAAAAAACATTTATTGCAATCACTCGCCACATATTTTAAAGGAAATAATGATCAGGCAAAAGAATTAAGCAAATTTATAATGAATTCAAGAGAAGAAAATATAACAGAAAATATTAGAAGAAAGGTACCAAAATAAAATCAAATGTAAATATAATATGAATACCGATTCACATTATAGAAAAGAAATAATACAGCAATTATTAAAAAAAAAGAAGAATAATGCAAGTAAATCCGTAAATCCTATTAAGACAGGTAGATCTATGGATATTAAAAATTCTGAAAGCAAGGCCCCCATGCATATATCATTAAAAACACCTTTGTTAAATTTAACAAATGAATGTTCGCAATATGAATATAACATTCAAACTACGTTGAATACAAATTTAAAAGAAATACCTCAAAATACAACAAGAGTTTGTATTTGCATATATAGAATAATTCATTGTAGAAATCAACAAAATGTACAAATGCCCTTTTTAGAATATCTATTATATAAATACCCAGAATCAGCAAAAAAAGAATCTAATGTTATGATTTTCCCTTTTTTAAAAGGGGGAGCTTCTTCTGTTAAAAATGCAAACGAATTTGTTAAAAAAATTACAGGACAATCTTTAAAAATAGAAGGGTTTATAGAAAAATCTACAACTGTTTTTTTATTTTATAATTATTCGGATATAGAAGATGGTGTCATAAAAAGGGTATTTTATAAAACTAAAGCAAATACATTGTGGTGGTGTTTAATTGATGAAATTTGTAATCATAAAAAAGTTTTAAATTTCCCCGTACATCCTTCTGTTTACACCACTTTTTACAATAACCCATCTCTTATTTATTTAAAACAAAAGGATAAAAGAATAGATACACCAATCATTGGATATTATGGTAATTATATTAAATTTTTGCCCATGGTAGCTGCACTGGGACAAAAGGCTGCTATTAGTTTAGAGGGAGGGTTTGAAGACACATTCTTTTTTGGCTCATTTAGGAAAGGGATTCGATTTGGAGCGTGGTCCCCTTTTTATAAGGAAAAATCGTTATACGGCAAAAATATCAGCGATATAGATGGTTTATATAATAAAGGTGGTATTATCCGCTTTGCATTGTTTATGGGAAAAACAAAAGTTCTCTTAGATGAACCTTATGATAAAATTTCAGAATATGTAACTGGTAAAAAATCCTGGAAAAATAAATATCAGTCAGTCTTGATGGCAAGTACTGATTTTGATAAAAGAAATATTAATATACTTCCTGAATATATCCTTAAAAATTTTGAACAACAAGTACCATTGACCTATCATGAAATAGACAAGACGTCATTGAAACCAACGTGGGATCCAAGTTATAAAAAATATAATATTGTATAATTAAATATCAATATATTTATATATAATGATATTCACTTTATTAGGAGGCTTATTGGGTATATTTATAATCAATACTATTTTTTTCGCAATACCATATTTAATGCCTCGCATTAATATGATGGAAGTTTTATCGTATCAGGTATTTGGCAATATTATGTTTTTTTTATTTATAGTTTTACCCAGAAATACAGGTATTTATGATTTTACCACAGACACTCCTACATCGGATCCTGAAAGACAATAGTTTCTTTAAGTCTGTAATAAATTGATTTAATAATTTATCTTAAATGCATCTCTAGAATACACTTATTATGGAAAAACGACTTAACGCTAAAATAGATCTATGGACCACCGACTTTAAAGGAGAGCTCGCAGGCAAGATTCAAAATGCAGATATGGTAGACGGGGCTAAGGCAACGCTATTGCAATTTATTTATGAGTATAAACATCTGGAATTGAAAAAAGAGGATATTCAAAAACGTACCAGGGTTAAAAATCATGTTCCTTTCCATGAAAGATGTCGAGCACTTCGAGCGAATGGCGAACAATGTACTCGCAGAAAAAAGGATTCTGCTAAATTTTGTGGGACTCATATTAAAGGCATTCCACATGGTGAAATATCAGAGTCCGAATCGAAAGAATCTATGATGAAGAAGATTCAAGTTTGGGCACAAGAAGTCAATGGTATTATTCGTCATATTGATAAAGAAGGAAATGTATACGATCCTCAAGATATATATCAAAATATTGAGAATCCAAAAGTAATTGCAAAATGGACAAAAAATGATGAAAAATATTCCATTCATTAAATAATAAATGAAGTTGCTTATAAAATTACTCCTTTTTTTTGGGTATTGCATCTTCCGGTATAGTTTTTTTAATACATTCTTTAAAAAAATTTATCGTTGGTTTACAATCATACACTGTTCCCACATATACTCCTGCGCCAAAACCCATTAATATTTGCCACATCTATACATTGTTAAAATATTAAAAAAGATATGTACATTATTTTCATTTTTTATTTTTATTTTTTCCAAGTTTTTAAGGTTTTTTTGTGTTATTTTTCTTCAGAATTTTCTCTTTTCCTTTGCAAATTTCAGAACTCAAGCCAAGCAAGGAAATTCTTCTTCGAAGCGTGGTTCACGACCAAATAGTGATCGCCAAAGAAGCCCAGCTATACTCCAATCAGGTTCTTTGAGTTGATTGTAATCCTGTTCAAAGGTTCTCCATACAGCCA